ACTTCTCCTGTTCTATTGTCCATGATAATTACTGTTGCATCTGTATTTCCCATAGTTATATTATTATTATTCCGTTATCAATATCCAAAATATAAACCCAATGTACTACACTATTTATATCCTGGTTGTTAAAAGCACCTACTAACCATGCTAAACACAAATGAGTATCTTTGAACTCTTCTGAATATTCTTGGGCTAAATCTAACACCTCTTGATAGGTATCTGCTTTATCTATTGTTACTGCTACTTTATACATAAGTTTTGGTTTTTGGTAAATAAAGTTCTAAATCAGATATTTCATATAAATCCTCTCTAGGTATAATAAACCACAAAGTGTGATTACCAGTAGGACTTTTTAAAACTCGCAACTCATCTTTAGAGTATGCTACACAACATCTAGGACTTCCTTTATCTAAATCTACTTTAACAAATAAAAGCTCCTCAGTTGGAGCTTCCATTTCATATAATACACCAGATTCGAAATCTACACTTTCGCCTAATGAAAACACTAACTCAGTAGGGTATGTTTTAGTACCCTCTGAGTCAATTTGTGGTTTTATAACACAATTACACATAGTCTAGTATTATCTCTCTAGCCTTTACATGGTCTTTGAAAAATCTACCTGCATGAGACTTTTTAAGGGCCTCGGTAGTGTTGTTATAAAGATTCCATAAAGACATACTACCTCTTTGTCCAAGCATCTGGAAGTTCTCGGAGAACGATACCTCATTTCTAATAATACTCAACTGAGCACCGGTAATAAGTTTATTTTCCATAAACATACCACCAACAATCTCATTAAGAGTATTTCTAGAAATCTCCTTAGAACGCATAACCTCAACATCCTCTGCATATTGGTTAAATACTCTACCAATATGGCTGATTTGTTGATCTACAATAGCAGAAATATCATTACCGATATTTGATGTGTGTTTTCTTAACTGCTGAACATCTGATACAAACATTCCATTGTTACAACGCTTTATTAAAGTAGTGTCGTTAATACTACTCAATTAGTTTTATTTTGTATTTATTTTTATGTAAGAATACTAAAGCACCTTTCTTTTTATTTTTAAATAAGGTGTCCCTAGATACAAGCTTAGATTCTGCAGCAGTTCTAAAAGACTCAAATTCAAACAAAACACCTGTATCTATAACTTCAATAGATACTGATATTTGATTCTTGTGTCTTCTAGTATCAGTAAGTATTTTTTCAGGATTTTCTGAACCCTTTAAGAAATATTTACCATTAGTAGGTGTTTTAGAACCATTTTGGATATGTCTGTTTATTACACCACTACCAACTTTTAAAGTTAAAGTAGCTTCTAAGACAGACTTAAATAACCTTTCTTTCTCTCCTTTACTGTTGTACATAGTAATAGTATTATCTCCTAATCTGTTAGAAGCCCAAGAATCAGTATTTAATGTAGGTTTAAGTTTATTTATCCAATACTGTTCTCTGCTTATCATATCATTATCTACATCAATAACTTCCATTACTAATTCATCTAAATCACATAAATCAAAGTACTTCTGCATCTTTTTGGTATGCTTTCCTTCTTTTAATTTATGTTTATGATTCTTATATCTCCCATAAAAATTTACTGTAGAACCTATGTAAAAAATGTCTACATCACTTGCAGAGTATAATTTATACACTCCACCACCTTTTTCTAAAAGGTCTTTACTGTATATTATGTTTGCCATAATACAATGGTACGAAAAACATACCAATAAAACTAATTTCTTTATATTTCTATAAAGGCTAGACTATATCATAATCCTTTAACTGTAAAGGATCCTGTGCACTTCCAACTCACTTGAGTTGTACTCTACTCGTTTACCCACTACACTACGTTGTAGTTTCTACTTTCGATAGTCGTTGAACCTTCCCTTAATAGGGCTTGGCTGCTGATTGTCTCCACCATTACGTGCTGAGAGGTCCCAGACAATTCACACAGTTTGCTATATACATTACTGTATAAAGTCGCTTAATTACAAACGAACACTTCGGCTCCTACTCCAACACCTAATGACATAGATTTGTCATAGCTATTTCTGAAACCTAATGTCATCCCAAAGTCATCATTACCTGCTTTTACACGTAATGTACCTACCATTTTCTCACCTTTAGCTGCTGATTGAAACATAGTTCTGTCAATCTCGTAGCCAGCGTGTTGTAATTTTTGTGCTAAAAACTTAACGAAATTAGCATGACCTACTGGTTGATAACTATTTGTTACTGGTGGTAACATAGCACCTTTTAATTCAATAGGCATTTCTGTTATTACTTGTTGAAATTCCATAATTATTTTTGTTTTTCTAAGTCAATATAATATTCTATAAACCAATCTTTCTTTGGTTTGTCAATCAGCTCACCGTTCTCCGCTAGTTCTTGCACGTCAAAAAACTTCTTTAAAAAATCTCTTAAAGTTTGTGTTTTATCTAGTGCTTGTAAAATAGGATGAGATAGAGAAAATTTACCTACAGCTTTGTTGTAAGGTAATCCTGATGTTGCATAAATAATGTTTTTAGCTTCTTTACTAAATGAAGAGTAAGAACCTATTAAAAACTTTTTAAAATCTTCATGAAATTCTGCTGGTATAGAAAAAGATGCATATAAATATTTACCTATAACTATATTTGTTTTATAGTTAAGATTTTCTTTATAGGTAGGTTTTTCCATATCTGCCGTTAATCTAACATAAAGATTTCCATTAAAATCCAACAACGAAGTTCTAAATCGGTTTCCGAAAGACTTTTTATTTAAACCTAAAAGTGGTAATACATAGTAAGTAACTAATGTATCACCACTTGGAATAAGCAATGTCATATTCATAATTTTTTATTTTAGTAAATCTAACAAAGTAGTGTTTACAGGAAACAAATCTTGTATAGGATGTTCAACTTGCACAATATACTTATCAATATTTTGTGTAAGTTTCATCATTTCAGAATGAGCATTGTCATTTGCATACCAATCATCTCTACTATGAGTAAGAAGTCTTACCATTTGATATGTAACTAAAGCTCTTTTTAACCCAGCTTCATCACCAAACTTAGCAACATACTTATCGTGAACAACCTGTAAGTATTCTTGTTCATTCTCCGCATTAGCTAAAAACTTTTTAGATTTTACCTCTCCAACTAGAGGAATACCACAAAGTTCATTTGGCATATCGGTAGAATCTCCGCTAAGAACTTGACAATAGAGATTAAAGAGTGCTTGGTGTTTGCTTATTCTTTTCCATCTATCAGGACTTATTGCAGGACCTTTCTTAAAAGGATTATAATGAGTTCCAGGAATTTGAACCATATCTTTATCTGCCGAAACAAGGATATAATTACTAAATAACCTTGATACTACTGCTAATGCATCATCAGATTCTATATAAAACAACTCTGTTACTCCTATCTTTTTTAGTGTAGCCAAAATAGTAGGTTTCCAAAGTAATATTGCTTCAGTTTTAGTTCTGTGTCCTTTGTATTCTGGTAACAAATCTGTCCGAAAATTCTTATGGTTCATACCTTGATAGAATCCTATCCATTGAACAACACCAGAATTTCGAATAATAGTGTCCATAAATCTAGCAACGTGTTGCTCTACTTGAGAAACATTATCTCTATTTCCTCTTGAGAACTGAACATTTGCTATAATGTGAATGATACTATCCAAATCCATTATCCCGGTAAGAACAGCTCTGTTTACTTTTTGATGAATTAAATTACTCATAATTTTGAAGTTACTAACTGTTCAACATATTGTAACGCTTCTCTTTGTACTCCTACTTTTTTAGAAGCAGTATAGAAATCGGTTACATCTTTGTTTGGAATGAAATCATCAAATTGTATAGGAATTAACCAAGGGTACATTTCCAAGTATTTTTGTTGCATTTTCCTGCCTGCTGAATCTGGATCCAACCAAATAAATACTTTTTTATACTTTCTTTTCAAACCGTGTTCCATAAAGTATGGGTTAATCATAGTAGTTTCTGAAAGACCAGCAACAGCTTCCCATTCAAAATGCTCATAATACCACATACATTCTTTCATAGATTTTGTTATTATAGCAAAATCTTGTTTGTAGTCAAGCTGTAAAGCTCCCTCTACAAAAGAGTTATCAAAATTATTTCTAAATTTATGTTGACGTTCTGCGAAAGGTTGATACGATTTATACAATCCTAATATTTCATACCCAATAGCTAAATTCTTAGGTGTAATTACCTTATGAAAGTCATTAGTTATAAAATGTAAAACTTTTATATGTGTTGCATCAAACTTTTCAACAGTAGGTTTTGTTATATCTAAAGTGTTCCAATAATCGTAGAACTCCTTTCTAGGTGGGTCGTATGACGTTACCTCTAAAGTTATTGGTTCTTTCCTTAAAGGAGCTTTCTTTAATAAAGCAGGTTTAAATTCACCTACATCATCACCAGCTAATCCTAATCCAAAATCAGAGTTTATCTGAAGTAATATTTTTCTAACAGGAACTATCGGTCCGTCACCTGTCATAAGTTGTCTAACAAAATCAAAAACATCACCATATAATCCAGTAGCACTGTCTTTATATAGTATTTTGTCCTCTACATATTTACTGTAGTATAAGCTAAAGCTTGGGTCTTCATCACCTAGTCTTAATGGAGAGCTGTATTTTGTATTTAATTCAAGTTCTGCTCCAATATAAAAGCTGTAGATAGAATAATCGTCTACAAACTTCAATACATTCATTATTGATAGGTCGTTCTCTGCTACATATTTCTCCAAAGCATCCATAACAAAATATAGCACCCTACCATTTAAGTAAGGTGCTATCTTTATATTAGTTACCCCCTATAAGGCTAGGTTGTTTTGGTTTAAGTGGAGATTGTTCTGCAACTTTACCCTCAGCAGCTTTAGTACCAAAAGTTAATTTAGCTTTCTTCTCGTTACTTTTCTTGTCGTTACCCTTCTTGTCTTTGTCAGTAGCAACAGGAGTACCATCATTTAACTTGTTATCTAAGTCATATTGTGTCCAAGCAATTTTAGATTGCTCTTTTGGTACTGTCATTGGCTCAATCCAAGTTTCGAATTGAGTTTTAGGAATACGAGAATAATGATTAGTTTCCGAAGAACGAACTAATTTAATTCTAAAAGGAATTGGATTAGCAAATGCGTTCTTAGCGTTCATGAAATTCATGAAAATGCTATTAAGATTAGTTGTAACCTTAGTTAAGAAAGCCTGATTGTTAAGCATTTCTATTGCTTTACCCATATCTTCAGGTGGAATACCTAAACCTTCAAACATTTTTTGTTCCCAAATAGCAGCTTTTGCTTCTTCTTCGGTAGCATACAGCATCATAAACTGAAGAAACTTATAACGAAGTGCTAAAAGTTGTTTAAGAATAGTAGGAACATCGTTAACAGATTTGTCATACGAGTTTTCTACTGTTGGAGCATACTCTCTAAAAGACTGCTTTCCAACTGAAAACTCTTCTTCACCGCCTAATGCCGCTAACATAGAGTTGGTATCTACTTGAGAGCCTAAAGCTATCTCAACTGTTCCATGTTCATTAATTTTAGTTTCAGTACTTAGTACTAAATTCTCCCAGATTTTTGGACCTAATAAAGCCATAATATTTGTTTTAAATTATAAATTATTTTTCAGTAAGTAGCCAAAAAACCCACACCATATCCTTACTAATATACGGTGTGGGTTGTCGTTAGTTAAAAATGACCTCGTTCTTAGAAGTACCAGAGTAGTATGCTTCCATACTATCTAATATCTCTTTTAAGTCGTTCTTCACATATAAATCTGAGAACATTCCTGGAGGTGATTTTGCAAGATAAATACTTGCTTTGTTCGTTTGAAATCTATAAAGAGGCGTACCTTCTTTATCAAGTACTCTAGCGTGAAGTACAACTGAGAACCATGAACTTACCATAATGGTATTATCCATAAGTTTTCCTGCTGTCTTTTCAGCTACAGAACCATCTTCTTTGATTTCAATATGGTGCATAATTATTACTGTTAAGTCTTCTCTTAATTCTTCAAGTACAGAGAACAAAGCTTTATAAACGGATGCTCCTAAAATATTCCATTTTGTGAAACCTTTATCATCAATAAAAGTTTCGCTTAGAACTCTATGAGTTAAATAATGTGAGAAATCATCTACAATAACGTGTTTAATTGTAGGATTGTTATTAGCGTGTAACAAAGCTTCACTAATCTGATCTAAACTTTCAGTAACAAACACATTTCCGTCAGGATTTGCAGCATTCAGCCTTTTAAACTGAGTAGTTGAACCTGGAAACGGAAGTTCTTTTGTATTAGGGGTGATAATAAACGTATCTTTTCCCATTAAGTTCCTGATACTAGATGATTTACCACTAGCAGGTGGACCAATAATCAACAATGATCTTGCCATAAATTTTAGTATAAAATAGTTAATAAATTTACGAAATTATAATTTACCAGAGGCTATATTTGCGTAGATTTCTTGTATAGCTAACTCATCATCTGGAAACGGTAAAGTTTCAAAATGGTTGGATTCGCCAATAAAACCTAAACTATAAGATACATTTGTAAATCCAAATGTATTTTTAAGAAAATGTAAACTTCTGTGTCTGCTAAATCCTTTAGGGTGTAACATACCATCAATAATGTTATATCCACCATAATATCCTTCAGCATCATACGCTTTGTGCGTGTAAGGGTCAAATAATCCGAGAACTAGATCCGAATCATGAGCAATTTGACTAGAACCTTGAATATCCTCAAGTCTAGGAGCAAGGTCAGAACCATGCATTTTTGCTCTGTTAGTGTCCGAGATAGACCTATTCATCTGAACTACTACAACAGGACTAAATCCAAAAATATCTCTCGCATCGGCAAGTACAGTACTTGTCTTATCAAGAATAGATTTCTTTTCATTAAAATCCATAGAACCAATCAAACCAATACCATCTATTATAATAAATAGAAAGGTTTTCTTGTTCTTTAGAAAATAACGTCTATCATCTTGAACCATTTCAAATTTTTGACCTTCATGTTCTAATTCAATATAGACTTCTTCACCTAATTCTGTAGTTCTCCGCAAATTCTTATCCGAGAACCTTTCAATATATACTGGATTTTCTCCTTTGAATACTCCTATTTCATCAGAATAATAGAGAGTTCCCAGCTCATCTGCTCTTCTTCTTATAATAGATGTAATTTTATCCAAAGTAGTTTTACCATCATATACTTTTACGTGTTGTAGAAGTCTAGTCATTTCATCATCATAACTACGAACTACGGCATACTCGTCACTATTTAAAGGACCAGATTTGTCATAACCTAATAGTTTATCAGTTGAAATAATATGATTATAATCTCTATAAATAAACCAAGAAATCCATCTGGCATATTTATAATCTACACTACGTTCTAAGGAGAAATAAAGCACTTCATAATGAATATCTGGTCTGTTTTGTACTTGCTCCCAAGCACCTAAAACATACAGGTAATCTGCCATAGAAGTTTTTCCAGAACCAGTAGTTCCTAATAAAGTAGTATATCTCTGTTGCATAAGGTTAAAACCTTCATCAACTCTTTCCAATGGGTTTTCTAAAAAGACTGTATCACCTCTAATAGATGAATCAATTTTTTCGATAAAACCAGATTTATATTTCTTGTTTATCTCCATGTTGTATTATCTTTTTTAGACTCATCATTAGCTTTAATGTAATCACCAACTAAATACTCTTCGTAAATATCAAGTATAACTCCATCCGAGAACAGATTCTTAGTGCCTAATGGCATATCTGTTTTTGCATAGTAATCAGTTAAACATCTGACAAAAACATCAGGTATTATAGCTTCTTCTTCTACTATGTTAGAAACAATTCTTATAACATCATTTGTAATAGCCCAAACTCTATACCCAGATTTGTGTTTTTTAGGTATAGCACAGGCATTAAACAAAGCTACTACTCTAGCTCTTCCTTTAGTAGTTGCTATATCTCCAGGCCATTTACTAGCTAAAGTACCAGAACCTTCTATAAGTGCTTCATGATTTATGTCATGTTTTACTTTTTTAGGTTCTGTGTTAACTTTTTTAGTTTCTTGTAGTAATTCTTTATACTTTTCAGTAATAAAGTACATACCTGCAATTTCCTGGATGATGTTTAATTTAAGTAAGGCTTCTATTATTTCATCTTTATCCATATTATTGTGTTATTTAGGGTCTATCTTAATAGACCTATAATCCCAAACATCTGACGACTTGATTTTAGTGCTTTTCAGCATTTTTCTAGCCCAAGTTACCTGTTGAGTTTCAGCTAACTCGTATTGATTGTTTTGGAGTGAACGCATATAATAAGGAAGTAAAATGTAAATAGTTGCTACTTCGTCATGCTCTAACCTCATAAATCTACCTTGTATTTGTGTAGCAGAAGTATCAGAACCTGTAAAAGTTTCGAAAATTCCGTTATTTAATCCAGGAATATTAGCTCCTCGATTAATTTTATCACAAACACCTAGTATTTTAATGTCACCACGTACAAATTGCTCATACTGAGCTTCCGCACGATGTTTTTTAATGCTACCATTGTAAACATTATTTTTACCAACAAGTTTTTCCGATTGAGCAGTTCTCTTAGAAAATACTGCAACCTTATTATTAGAGTCTTTAGTAATATGCTCTAATAACATTTTAACATAAGGAATAGAACTAACAGAATTGTATAAAATATCAGCTCTTGCAGACAAAGCTCTTTTTAATTTAAACTCTACTGTTTGTAATTCAGACTCATATTGTTCAAACGATAAACTACCATCAGCTAAATCCATAGTCAGTTTATTTTTCTCATACATAAACTTTAACACTTGGTTATCAGCATAATTGTAGGCTGAGTTCTCGGATTGGGTGAAACTAGCTGGAACTCCATTCTTACTATAATTTACAGTAATGTCTTTCTTGTTTTTAGAAAGGTCATACTTAACAAATACATAGTGAACTTTGTTTAAGATACCTTCATCCTGAGCTTGTGAAGCTGAGAACTGCATAAAGATTGGTAAGTTATTAGCAAACCAAAGCTTTTTAGTTTCGGTTATAAAACCAGTTAAACCTATTACTCTGTTATCTTTAAATAAACCCATTACTTTTGATAGCTCTTCAGTATCAGCCATAAAATCTACTTCATCTAATAGTATCAGCGTGTCTTTATCAATAGGATAAGATAGGTTTGATTGTTTATACATAAACTGGTAGGTTTTTACATCTACACAATCTTTGTAAAACTTTGTACCACCAAATTTCTCAAATTCTTCTTTCCACATCTTATCTCTAAGAACAGTAGAATTTACAAGAATAAGAACTTTATCTACATCTAACCTTGCTATTAAATCAATAGAAGTTTTACCTTTGCCAAAGCTTGTTGATAAAACAAGAGTAGCTTTTAAAGGCTTCTCTTGCATATACTTTTTAACAACTTCTCGTTGTTTTTCATTTCTTACATTCGCTTTTTTCTCATCAGCCATAATTTTAAGTTATTAAATGTTAGTGGCAATCATACCAACTATCTCCTATCGCAGCACTTGCTTTTAAACCAGGAAATCCTCCATATTTAGCAGCATCCATCATAGCGTTCTCTAATAGAACTTTACCTTGTTCTGCATATTCTGGATCAGACTCCATACTTAATTCATCATGATATGGATTAATAATCATCATGTGATCGTTTAAATTCAAATGGTTTAACTTTCTTCTTAAAAGTGCAATAGATATTTTTAGTAAAGCTCCACCTGCTCCTTGAGAAGGGAAATTGTAAGCTTGTCTAATAATACCACCATGCTCTTCTGGAACTGAAAGTTTCCATCTATCGAAGTAGCGTACTCTACCAAGAACAGGTTCAACAATAAATCCGTTATCAATGGCGAATCTACCAAAATTATCCATCATTTTCTTGATATTAGGTAACATAGTAAAGAACCTTTCCATAAGCCAAGCAGCTTCATCAACAGAGATTTTCAAGTCGAATGCTAAAGAATATTTAGAAATACCGTACAGTAAACCAAATGATAACTGTTTAGAGTTATCTCTCATTTCTATATGCTTTGAACAAGAGCATTTTTGATACTTAAAGTTACCATTATCATCTCTTGCGTAGAACTCACAGCCTGGTTCTGCTGCATCTTCCCACTCTTTACCATATATCAACATAGAGTTTCTACTATGGATGTCCCAGCCATTTGCTAGGGCTTTCAACCATTC